ATGAGAATGAAGGTGTTTGACAAAATGAAATGGACAAAACAAGATAAATTGAGTAAATTTAGAGCTTTTCCAAAACTTAAAAAGTTCTCAAAAACTATGGACATAGGTGGAAGAGGAATAAATGATTCCGTAAATGAAGGAATAAATGATCCTGGTATTTTGAAGGCTGTATTTTTAGCTGGTGGGCCAGGCAGTGGTAAATCATTTGTTGCAAGTGGTTTATATGGAATACCAAAGAAAGTCAATGTATCTGCACATGGATTAAAACTTGTAAATCAAGATAAAGAATTGACAAGAATGTTGAACAAGTATGGTTTTGGTACAGACTTAGATGATATGGATGATGAACTATTTAGACAACTAACAGACCCAACCTATGATGACTATAGTGGATTAAGGACAAGGGCAAAAGAACTTACTGCTTCTCGTAAGAAACTCTACATGGATGGTAGATTGGGATTGATTATTGATGGAACGGGTCACAAGTTCAATAAAATCAAAGACCAAAAGAAAGAATTGGAAGAAATTGGATACGATTGTTACATGGTATTCGTTCATACGGATTTAGAAGTTGCACAAAAAAGAAATATGGAAAGACCAAGAAAATTAAATCCTGAAATTGTAGAGAAATCGTGGAATGAGGTTCAAAAAAATAAAATATACTTTCAAGGATTATTTGGTAATGAAAATTTTATGATGGTGGATAATTCCAATACATTAAGTCCAAAACAAGCCGAAAAGAAATTTAATATGTTGGTTAAAAAGGGTATCGGAAAATTTATCAAAAAATCTGTAAAAAACTATCGAGGTAAGAATTGGATAAAAAAACAAAAGATAATGAAAGAATCCTTAAACGAGGCACCAACGAAAATTAAAAAGGTAGTTGGAATTTATGGTGGTAGATATCAACCATTTGGGCCACATCATTTTAAAACTTATAAATGGTTAAAATCAAAAGTAGATGATGCATACATAACCACATCCAACATAAAGAAACCACCAAGACATCCAATGAACTTTAGTGAAAAAGTCCGTCACATGACAAAGATGGGTGTTCCAAAGAATCGTATAATCAAGGCAGCTTCACCATTGAAGGCAGAAGAAGTGCTAAAAAAGTACGATTCTAAGACTACAGCAGTGATATATATATTTGGAGAGAAGGATGCTGGTAGATTAAGTGGTGGTAAAAAGAAGGATGGTACAGCATCATACTTCCAAGATTATAAGAAAAATAAGAGAAATCTTAAGGGTTATGAAGAACACGGATACTTTATGACTGCACCTCATGTTTCGGTGAAGGTTGGTGGTAAAGAAGTTAGTGGAACCGTAATGAGAGATTTATTAGGTTCCCCTAAAATTGAAGATAAGGAAAGACCAAAATTATTCAAACAAGCCTTCGGTTACTTTGATAAGGGTGTATATAGTATGATGACCAATAAGTTTAAGAAACTATATGAAACCTACGATAAGTTTTTACAAGAAAAAGATATTAATGAGATAATAAAAGAAAGTTCGTCAGTTGGTGCTAGTATTCCATCCATTAGTGATGAAGGATTATATGACTTTTTTCAAAACTTTGATGATTACCATCGAATATCAAAAAGGTGGGCAGAACAACACGGATGGGAATTGGTAAATTATGTACTAAGTGATTCTGCTCAAGACCCAAGACCAAAGGGTGGTATATCATTTGATAGTTTGGATGACCAAATGGTAAAGACAGTCACCTACGGAAAGACAATAAATCAAGGTGGAAAGAATTGGCAAAGTGTAGATGAACCATATGCTAAATATTCACAAAGACAGGCGGAAATTAACCAATCAATCGGTTGGGAATTAGTTAAATTTATGATGAAACCAAGTGAAGAAGATGTAAAAATTGATGATACTTGGAAAATAGATAACTTAGATGTCGTTGATACAGATAAATTAAGTAATTTAGCAACAGAAAAGGATAATGAACTAATGTCAGAAGGTAAATTAATAGCTGCTAGAAATAAAGGTCATTTAAAAAACAAGGGTGAAACAGCACTTGATTTAAATGGTATGAAATCAAAGTTTAAAGGTCGTGGTGATATATCAGACGCTTTCGTTTTTGCTATGGAAGATTTACAAAGGGCAATCAAATCTCTAAGTGTAAAACAAAGAGATAAGATTTTTATGAATGGTAAGGCATTTATGAATTTAGAAGTCATGTGGCCTAAGTCAGCTAATGTTATCGATTATGATAAAGCTGAAATTGTTTTTCACGGAGCACTTGAATATGATGATAATGGAAATGTTGTTGGTGAAGTCAAGGGAAGTGCTAGAATGTTAGCTGGTATGATTAAACAAGTCAATCAAAATGTACAGAAAAAATATAATATCGGAAAACCAAACTTTTTAACAGTTCCTAAAACACAAAACTTTGGTACAAAGAAAAGACAATACTTAAGTAGATTGAATAAATTACAGAAGGAATATGGTTTAAAGGATAACGACACATTGGGTAAGTATCACCAAAGTTATTGGGAAGAATTTATATATAACGCGGCAAAACAATATGGATTTACAATACCAGCCACGAAATTAAAGAACTTAACTAAGAGATGGGCATTCTTTGATAAGTCTTATAAGATACCACAAATAAGAAAAGATTTTAAAGACCAACCAAAGTTTTTAGATTGGGTATTGACTACAGATAAACAAGACCAAGCAAGAATGGTCAAAGAAAATATGAAACCATTTGAAGTATTGTTTTTTGATGTTGGGGCCGAAATAATGAAGAATGTAAGTGGTTGGTTAGCGGCATCACCTGATAAGGCGGTACAAGGTATCAAGAAAAGACTTGATGCAGCAATCAAGGATGTTAAAAGTAAAAAAGATTTGAAAAAATTAAACAGATTAAAAATACAATTAGACCGATTAAATGCTATTGGTGGATTAAAAGCCATTGTTCCAAGTGAAGGTATTGTTTTTAAATACAAGGGAAAGACATACAAATTTACTGGAGCCTTTGCACCAATCAATCAAATTACGGGTCTGATGACATTTTAGGAGTAGGTTATGAGTGATAGTATATTATCAACTAATCACAAAGAACGAGAAAGACAGATAAAAAATATTAGTCGAGTAGCTCGTGGTGATAAAGTTGAAAAAAAGATTTATGTTCAGATGGAAGATTTGGACGAGAAGAAAAAAAGACAAGAACAAGTAGCAAAAGAAAGACAAGAATCATTAGATAGGTCAGATGCACTTAAAGGTGCAAGGACACCTTGGTTCTGTCCTAAATGTACAAAGACAATGAAGAGTCATTTAGACGATAAAATGTATAGATTACACGACCATTGTTTTGATTGTCAAGTTAAGTTTGAGGCTAAACTTAGAGCAAATGGTACATATAAAGATTGGGAAAGAAAAAAAGTATTGAGTAATAAGTTAGCTTGGATTGATGATATGATTTCAAGTGTTGAGAATTGGAAAGACGAGGCTTCCAAACCATATGAAATTCAAGAATCGGTTGGAGTAGTAGAATTAGAAATGGAAAAAGAAAAATGGAGTCAGAATACCGAGCAAGTTAATAAAATGGCAACAGAAGCTCTTGATGAGTACACTAAGATGAAAGAGGAAACTCAAAAAGAACTCGAAAGTATAGAGATTTAATATTTATGAGTATGAAAAAAGATAAATACAACCCTTTAACAAAAGAATGGTGGGACGATGTAGTCAATAGAGAACTCCTAAACGAAGGTGGTGCTTATGGACATATGGCTCACCCATTTGATGATAAAGATTTAACCTTCGGTGATTTGAAAAAGATTATTGAAAATGGACTTGGTGGAAAATTAAGTCGTGAGGATAATGTTACTGAAAAATTAGATGGTCAAAATTTAATGATAAGTTGGAGAGAAGACTAATGCCTATTACAATAGATGTAAGTATTGGAGATACCATATTGGGTGGTAAATTCAAAAATAAAAAAATTAAAGTAAAAGAGATTGGTAAAGATGAACACGGAATGCCAACGATAAATGGAAGAAAGGTCGTAAATTTCAGAATACCAAAAGTTCAAGAAAAGGTCACTCGTGATAAAGATGATTACGCAAAGTATGAAAAACCGAATGATAGTGATTTTGACCAACCACAAAAAACAAAAAATGAATCACAATATAAAAAAATGATGGAGATAATAGGATGATAAATAAAATCATTAATTGGTTAAAGTCTTTATTTCATAAGATACCAGATGAAATATTAGAATTGAAAGGGATAATTGCTAAAGTTGAAAAGGAAAAACAGCAACTTCAAGGTGATTTAGATAAACTACTTTCACGAAAAAGAATTAATAAAAAAACTGTGGCGAACGCTAAAAGAAAACTAACTCGTACTAAAAACGAAATTAAAAAAATGACTGAAGTTTTCGACAAAGAAGATATAACAGACGCAGTTAAGTTTCTTAGAAAATTTTCAAAATAGGAGAGAATAAATGGGAATAGTCGGAAGAACACCTCCAACAGTAAGAGGTAATCTTGGCAAGTATAATAAAGTAATTACGGTTGGCAATAGTGTAACCTACCATGCAACAGGTTCAAACGAAGCCTCAGCTTTTATGATAGGAAATACAGATACCACCCTAACATTTTCTGGAGGTGGAGCAGCTGCCGGAACAGCATTTAATACTAAAGAAGTATATGAAATCGGAGTTAAAAAGGTAGTAAATGGTGGTTCTGGAGTAGTTTACTTACTTAAGTAATGTCTGAAGCTAAAATCAAAGAGGTAATTAAACAAGAGTATTTAAAGTGTGCAATAGATCCTGTGTACTTCCTAAAAAAGTATGCGGTAATTCAACACCCACTTAAAGGAAAAGTTCCTTTTGCTCTATATCCGTTTCAAGAGGCATCCCTCAAAGATTTTAAAGAACATAATTATAATGTCATCTTAAAGGCTCGTCAGTTAGGTATATCAACCTTAACTGCAGGATACGCTTTATGGATGATGACATTTCAAACAGATAAAAATATATTGGTAATTGCTACCAAACAAGATACTGCTAAAAATTTGGTTACGAAGATTCGAGTGATGCATGCAAACTTACCTGCTTGGGTGAGGTCGACTTGTGTTGAAGATAATAAATTATCACTTAGGTACTCGAATGGTTCTCAAGTAAAGGCGATATCAAGTACTGAAGACGCAGGTCGTTCAGAGGCACTATCTTTACTCGTTATTGATGAGGCAGCATTCATTGATAAGATTGATACAATATGGACTGCTGCACAAAGTACTCTATCTACTGGTGGACAATGTATTGCACTTTCCACACCTAATGGTGTAGGTAATTGGTTTCATAAAACTTGGATAGGTGCAGAAGAAGGAACCAATGATTGGAATATGATTAAACTTCATTGGACTGTACATCCTGATAGAGAACAGGCATGGAGAGATGAACAGGATAAACTCTTAGGTCCTTCAGAGGCCGCACAAGAATGTGATTGTGACTTCATCACCTCAGGTCAAGGTGTTATCGACCCAAGAATTCTTGAAGAATACAAATCAACACAGATAAAAGAACCATTAGAAAAAAGAGGATTTGATAGTAATCTTTGGGTATGGGAACCACCAAACTACACAAAGGATTATGTGGTAGCTGGTGATGTCGCTCGTGGTGATGGACAAGACTTTTCAGCTTTTCATGTGATTGATGTGGAAACTATGGAACAAGTGGCTGAGTATAAGGGGAAGATTTCCACCAAAGATTTTGGTAATTTATGTATGAATGTGGCTCAAGAGTATAACAACGCACTACTTGTGATTGAGAACTCAAGTATTGGTTGGGCAGCAATTCAACAAGTGATAGATAGACAATATGATAATTTATTCTATACCTCAAAAGATTTACATTATGTAGATGTGGCAAGACAAGTCACAAATAGATACAGAAACTCAGATAGACAAATGGTACCTGGATTCAGTATGACACAGAAGACAAGACCATTGGTTATTGCTAAATTAGAAGAATATTTCAGAGAAAAGTCAGTAATTGCACATTCTTCACGATTAATAGATGAGTTGTTTGTATTTATATATAACAACAATAGAGCCGAAGCCATGGCTGGATACAATGATGATTTGGTGATGAGTTTGGCAATAGGACTTTGGGTAAGAGATACAGCCCTCAGATTAAAGGCTGAAGGTATGGCTTTGCAAAGAGAAGTATTAAGTAGAATGGTAGACTATGAAGCAGTCTACACACCGAGTGATAATAATAATGATGAATGGACGATGGATGTCGGTGATAAAAAAGAAGATTTAACTTGGTTAATTAAATAACAAGAGGGTAAAATGGCCGAATCAAAATTAAGAGCAAGACTTAGAAGATTATTCTCCACAAATGTAATTGTAAGACATGCAGGTGGAAGAAAATTAAAGATTGCTGATACGAATAGAATACAATCTACGACAAAAGATAATCTTGTAGATAGATATTCAAGATTATATAGCAATTTAGCAACTGGTGGATATGGTAAATCACAGCAAATCACATTTCAATCACAAAGAGTTGGTTTATTCAGAGATTACGAAGAAATGGATAATGACGCAATTATCTCAAGTGCACTTGATATATATGCAGATGAATCAACAATGAGGTCTGAATATGGAGATGTTTTAACAATACAATCCGATAATGCTAATATACATGATATTTTAAGAAATTTATATTATGATATTTTAAATGTAGAATTTAATCTTTGGCCTTGGGTAAGAAATCTATGTAAGTATGGTGATTTTTATCTTTACTTAGATATCAAAGATAAGTATGGTGTAACAAATGTCGTACCTCTTTCTACATATGATGTAACAAGAATAGAAGGACAAGACCCTTCAGAACCATACATGACAACATTTCATGTACAAGATGCAGATAATAGACACTCCAATCAAAGAAGTGAAAAAGAATTTCAAAATTATGAAATAGCACATTTTAGATTACTAAGTGATTCAAACTTTCTACCATATGGTAAAGGTATGATAGAAGGTGGTAGAAAAACTTGGAAACAAGTATCTCTTATGGAAGATGCTATGTTAATACATCGTATAATGAGAGCACCTGAAAAAAGAGTATTTAAAATTGACATTGGAAACATCCCACCAGCAGAAGTTGAAAATTTTATGCAAAAGATAATAAATAAGATGAAGAAAGCTCCTGTTATGGATCAAGATGGTGATTATAATCTCAGATATAATATCCAAAATCTTACTGAAGATTTTTTCCTACCTGTACGAGGTGGAGATAGTGGTACTCAGATAGAAGGACTACCTGGTTTAACTTATGAAGCAGTAGATGACATTGAATATTTAAGAAACAAGTTATTAGCCGCTCTTAAAGTTCCTAAAGCATTCTTAGGATATGAAGAATCACTTGGAAGTAAAGCAACTCTAGCAGCTGAAGATGTTAGATTTGCCCGTACAATCGAAAGAATACAAAGAATTGTTATTTCTGAGTTAACAAAGATTGGTATCGTTCACTTATACTCACAAGGATATACCGATGAGGATTTGGTGAATTTTGAATTAGGTTTAACCAATCCATCTAAAATATATGAAGAAGAAAAAATTGAATTGTGGAATTCTAAACAATCTCTTGGACAATCGATGATAGATTCAAAGATAGCATCTACAGAATGGGTATATGATAATATATTTAAATTTACTGAAGATGAAAAGAAAGAAATGAGATTACAACTCATCAAAGACCAAAAGAGAAAATTCAGACACGACCAAATTGAACAAGAAGGTAATGATCCTTTACAAAGTGGTCAAGCCATGGGAACACAAGGAGCCATGATGGGTGATATGGGGGATGTAGGTGGAGATGTTCCACCTGAGGGTGAAGAAGACCCAAACATTGGTAGAACTGGTAAAGAAATCGGTGGTAGACCAAAAGAAGGAAATAAGTTTGGTAAAGATAGTGGAGCTCGTGGTAGAGACCCATTGGGTAGTCATGATAGACGAAAACAATACGGAATGGCACTTGCACATTATGACGCTATGAAAGGCCAATTGAAAAATTTAAGTAAAAAAGAACGAAAACTTCTTAAAGAAACAGACGAAGTCGAAAAAGAATATACAGATGATGTAAATTCTTTAAATAATGATTCTAAATAACGAATTATTAGAAGTTTTTATATTTATATAAGAGATATTATACAGTACATTCAAGGGAATTGGAGTATTACATGAGTAAACGAGTAAAACACTCGAAAATAAAGAATACAGGTATTCTTTTCGAGCTACTATCAAGACAAATCACACAAGATATTATTAGTGATGATAAAAAAAGTAAATCTATTGATTTGCTCAAAACATATTTTAACGAAAGCACAGAGATTGGTAAGGAAAACCAACTTTATCAAGTTTTAGTTAAAACAAACTACAATTCTACTGCTAAGGCACAAAGATTGATTGAGGCGGTATTGAAATCTCGCTCTAAAATCAGTAGTAAAAAATTAAAAAACGAAAAGTATAACCTTATTAAGTCAATAAGTGAAAATTACAAAACTGAAGACTTCTTTCGTTCTCGTATTCCAAATTACAAAGTATATGCTTCTGTATATAAATTATTCTTATCCGAATCAATACAATCTTTAAATCCTTTAGATGAGGTAGATAGTAACTTTACTATAATTGAACACATTACGGGCAAGAAAATGTCGACATCAGTCAAAGGTGACACAGAAGTAATTAAAGAATTCAAAGGTCAAGATAAAGACCTGAGATTACTATCTTATCAATTGATGGTTGATAATTTTAACAAAAGATATAAAACTCTAAATACTCCACAAAAAAATCTCTTAAAAGAATATATAAACAATATCTCTAATACCAATTCCTTAAGAGAGTTTGTCAATGATGAAGTACAGAATATAAAAACAACCTTAGAATCCCATCTTCCTAAAATAGAAGATGATATAACAAGGATTAAACTACAAGAGGCTGTTAATCAAATAGAAAACCTTACTAAAGGTAGAATCGTCAAGGACAAGCAAGTTATTTCTCTAATGAGGTATTATGAACTCATTAAGGAGCTTGACAATGTCCGCTCAAAATAAACTCAAAGAGTATATAAGGCAACTTATCCAACAAGAGTTAAAAGAGGCATCTTCAACTGCTTCTGCAGGTGATATATCTTATAAAACACCTTACTCATTCAAGAAAAACAAAAAGGGTAAAAAGAAGAAAAAGGCTGGATATGGTGGTGCTCATCACGACCCTACTATCGGTACGGACAATTTTCCTGCCAATGACCCAAAGTTGAGAAAGGAAGGTAAGTATCACGATTTTCGTAATGACGACTCATTAACCAACAAACAAAAAATTGGAATGGCTATGAGAGAAACTCGTGATAGTTTGAAAAATTTAGAAAAGACAATTGATATGAATTTAAGATTGAAACATGAATTAAATGTTGATTCGAGGGATTATTGGAAAAACACACATAAGGCACTACACAAGATAAGTGAAAGATTAGTCAAGTTAGCTGGTAAAGTCGGTCAACTAAGATAGTCCCCATGTCATTTGAAGATAACAAAAAGTCTTATTTAGACTCTTTGTATAGTATTTCCACCTTGTTGAAAAGGTGGCATACAGAGATACATAAAAAAGATGTAACAAAGAATTACTTAATTAATCGTCTCGATGATTGGATAAAAAAACTCCAAGAACTAAGACATGAAATAATGATGAGGAAAAGTTGATGAAAGACTTAATAGTAGATTATATACCATTCGAAATTTCACCTGAACAGATAAACGAATCCATCTCTCAAAATGGTGGTAAATTAGTGGTTCATGGTGTATTACAAAGGGCTAACGCAAAAAATCAAAATGGTCGTGTTTACCCTCGTGAAATTTTAGAAAGAGAAAGTCAAAAGTACACAAAAGAATTTGTTGTACAAAAAAGGGCTTTAGGTGAGTTAGACCATCCTGATAGTTCTGTAGTAAATTTACAGAATGTATCCCACAATGTTACGGAAATGAATTGGGAAGGTAATAACTTGGTTGGAACCGTTGAAGTTTTGGGAACACCAAGTGGTAATATATTGAAAGAATTATTTAAGGCTGGAATCAAACTTGGTATTAGTTCTCGTGGTATGGGTTCCGTTGAACCGATGCAAGAAGGTGATGGACAACAAGTAGGACAAGATTTTGAACTTATAGCATTTGACTTTGTTTCCAATCCATCTACACATGGAGCCTTTTTATATCCTATGAAAGAAAGTGTTGGAAATGAAATACCGACAGGTAGAACTTGTGGTGAATATTGTAAAGTCGAAAGTATCATAAACGACATAATCAGAGAAGGTTAATGAAATTAAAAGATTTAATAAAGGAAAGTAAGTATCTTCAAAGGAAGTTTGGAGAACCATTACCTACTTTGGATAGTGTGATGAAACAACATCAATCCAAACCTGAGGTTAATGAAAGAATCACAAAACCCTTTATGGTACATCCTACTGATCCTGACCAAACTGAAAGACATTGGGTAAAGGTATTTAAAGAATTGGCCAGAGGTCATGGTCATATTATTGATTACGGCCCAAGAGAATCTGATATATATGATTGGAACGATAGAAGAAATTACAAAAAGTCCATAGAAGAATACAATAAGTATATGAATAAGGTAGCGGACAGACTTAACAAATCACTTGATGAGATGAACAACATTTATAAAGTGTGGAGTAAAATTCGTGATAAGTATCGTAAAAAAGATAAGAGTTAATAATGATTAGCTTAAAGTCATTATTAAAAAATGTCCGTGAGGCAAAACTAACTCCACCAAAAAAAGGAGTGGAAACACCATTGGATGCTAAAGTACAAATTCAAGGATATGGTGTAATGACGAGAAAACAATTACAGAAAAGTATTGAAAGGATTACATATGAGGTTTACAAGGACTCTAAAAAAGGTAATCATAAAAACATTTTAAGTTCTCTTTATAAGAGAAGTGTATTAGAAAGATTTTTGGAAACAGAAATCCAACATAGTGGAGAATAGAATGGATTCTAAACAACAAATGAATATGGAAAAAAAGTGGAGACAATTTCGTCTTGATGAAGATACTTTGACTGAAGAAGAGAAAGATGCTTTTGATGCACCAGTTCCATCACAGATAAAAAGATTTATGGGTAAGTTCATAGATTCATTACAAAAAGGTAATCTTAACAGAAAAAGAAAATTGGCTATTTTGGGTAAGGTGATATCAAATCTTGGTATAGAACCAAATGAATTGATGAAGTATGTCCGTATAGTTAAAAAAGGATTATAAGTTGCCAGCTAAATCCCAACAACAACAGAAGTTTATGGGATTGGTACATGCCTACAAGAAAGGTGAAGTACCAGCTAGTAAGGTGAGTTCTGCAATCAAACAGGCAGCTAAGTCAATGAGTAAGAAGTCCGTTAAGAAATACGCTAAAACAGACCACGATGATTTACCTAAAAAGGTAAAGGAAAGTAAAACCTCTAACATGATGAAAGCTATTCGTAAACACGGAACTGCAGGACCTTGGAGTATTATTGTAAGTAAAAATAATAAAGTAGTAACACGAGTATCTGTAAAGATGTTGAAAGAGATTCCAGCATACTTAATTTCTTTGAGAAAAAAGTATCCAAATCATAAGTTTGGTATAGAAGCCAAAAGTGGTAGAATAGCCTATAGAGAAGAAAAAAAAGGATGTGTATGTGAGGCTTGTCAAAAAGGGTACAAGACTCATCCTAAAAGAAAAACCAAAATTATGTTTGGTAAGAGATATAGAAATTGTGTTAAGGCAGAAGCTATATCCGATAAGATGTCAGTTATCATGACCAAGTTAGCCAAATCATTAGGTGTAAAATCAGTAGTGGATATGGCAACTGGTAGTGGAAGTCTAAGTTACTTCCTCGATGATAAGATGGAAGCAAAAAAATTAGCTATGATGTTAAAGAAAACATTTAAAAGAGTAAGAATTATACCTTTGGATAAATCAAAAGGTGATACAGCCAACTTTGTAGTTGCAGCTGATATGATTGGATTATAATGAGTACTCACCACACATGACCATATAGTGGTGAAGAACACCCAGTTTGGGTGAAACATGAGGAAGAACCTATGGATAATTATAATAAAAGAATGAAAGAGTGGATAGCAAAAATGGTTAAGGAAGAACTATCAGAAAATGATGATAGTGATATTGAGAATCAATCTCAGTTAAGTGAAAAAACCAAGAGAGACTATAAAGCCGAATACAAGAAATTTCAATCTTCTACAAAGGCCAAAAAGTATAGAGCAGAATTAAATAAGTACAATCGTAAGAAAGGTACTTATGGAAATGGTGATGGTAAAGATGCATCACACAAAGGGGGAAAGATAGTGGGATTCGAAGCACAATCTAAAAATAGAGGTAGAGCCGAAAAGAGTAGACTCAAGAAAGAATCCTTTAAAGAAAATAAGGATAAAGTTAAACAGTATATGATTAGTAAAGGTGATACCGAAAAGGATGCTACAGAAAAACTTAAATATTATGATTACATCAAGAAAACCTACAAGGGTATAACCCCAGCAAGAATGGCAACAATAATGGGTCATCTAGCAAAAATGGAATCCGTAAATGAAAGGATGAGACCTGCTGTAAAGAAGTTATTAAAACAAAAAGGATATGGCCCAATCTTTCAAGCAATTGATAATTCCAAAAGACAATTCAAACAAATGAGATACTCACGAGGTGAGATACAAGATACCTTGATTGATATGTTTGGTGATGAAGACCCTAAGATACTAAAAAAGATTAAAGAATCCGTGAATGAGAAAAAAAATCAAATGTATCCATCCAAATTAGTAGATATGGGTGTAAAAATAGCTAAGTTGATGAGAGGTAATATGACTGGAGCTGTAAAAAAGATTGAAAAATTAAGAAAGGGATTATCTAAAAATGGTAGAGTTCAATATGCACTTCGTCAAGCAAATGAATCTATAAATGAAGAAATGTATTTTGACCCTAAAAGTGAATTTAAAAAGTATATGGATAAAGTTTTTAAACAATCCAAAATAAAAGTGATTAAATTTGACCGCATGAAACAAAGTTTTCATAATGGTGCTTGGGGTGGATTCTATACGGTTAAATCCGACAACAAAGTAGATATAAAAGGTCAAGGTAAAGTAAAAAGAGGTTCTGCCGTTATACCAGTATACATTAGTAGGGTAGGTGAAATTGAGTTAGGAATTAGAGCTGGTGGTTTTCATATAGGTAAAGTTGGTAGTTCACAAGTGGTAAAGAACCTAAAAGATTTTAAGAAAGGTGATTTAGATGAATCCGTAAATGAAGATGTATACGCTATCGTAGATAAATTTAACCAAAAGAAACAAGATTACGACCAAGTTTATTTCAAAGACAATAACTTAAATAAAGTTAAGAAACATATGAAGAAGATGGGTAAGAAATATGGAAAAATGAATCTTATAAAAGTTAAAACTAATGGTAAGATGAGTTTGGTAGAATCTGTTTCTAAGTCTCAAGCTCAAGAAATAATGAGACAATTGGGTGGTAGAAAATTTGAAATGTTGATGGGTGTAAAATCAAAAGGTATAGGTAAAGATGGATTAATTATACACATCGGAAGAAACCCAAAAAAAGTTTCTCATATAATTATTGATATCGATAGAGGAAAAGATTTATACAACTTGACATTTGGTAAGATTTTTAAGTATCAATTTAAAGTCGTCAAGAAGTTAAAAGGAATTTATGTAGACCAACTACACGATATGATTGAAAAGTATACTGGTTTACTAACCACATTTAGGAAGAGACAATGATTAAATTAAAAAAATTAATGACGG